GTAATTGTGTCGGCTGTTAATACTAATCCATCAATAGTAAAATCTGTGGTCGCATCACACGTTGTAAATGTTCCCGCTCCCGCACTCGCCCCACCTATTGTAACCCCGTCAATCGCTCCAGAATCGATATCCACGTTTGTAGAATTGTAATTTGAATGATCAACATTTCCCCCCAGAGTTCCGAGAATGGAGGTCGTTGCTGTCATTGTTGTAACAGTTGTTGCCCCCGCCCCTAATGTTCCAGAAGTGGTGAGGTTCTCATCACCAAAAGAAATTGCTCCACCAGAATCAGTAATTGATCCGTTCGCTAAAGTGAGGTTTCCTATGGTCGAACCTGTTGCCGCTGAAAATGTGCTTGTGAAAGTTGATGCATCGTCGGCTGTCAAGGCTCCCACTCTAAGGGGGACGTAATCCGTGACGGTGATGTTCCCCGTAGTTGTCCCCGCTTCGGTAGCCGCTTTAATTGTGGCAAACCCATCAGCGGATTCATCATAAATAAAAGCCATGTTCTGAGTATTACTATTTGAACCATCGCCCCGAGTGAATACAACCCCCTGATCGTAAGCTGATCCCGTGTAACCCTGTGCCAATTTGATAAGTGAATCACCAATGGTAAGGGTAGAACTTGAAACTGTGGTGGTCGTGCCTGAGACTGTGAGATCGCCAGTAACAGTCAAATTATCCCCGATCGTGGTTTCACTTGTGCCGTGCCCAATCTCGATCGCCTTCCCGCTGTCTTCTGTCCCTATTTTTAACGCACCCGTTCCTGATTGTTGGATGAAAGAATTACTGCCATCGTGGTAAAGCTGAAGATCAGACCCCGCACCCCACATTCCTTTCGCCGAATCAGGGAATAAAATATCATCCGTTCCCGTAGGAACTGTGAACACTGTCCCGTCCGCATCATTCTTTAATGTTACATCACTGGTCGAGCCTTGTCCTGTTAAGATAAGCCCCTCACCTGCCGTATATCCTATTGCCGCATTATCACCAGAAGAAGTATCTCCCGTTGCTTCGAGGGTTGTGCCTGTTATTTCGCCTGATGATGTGATTGCTCCTGATCCAACCGTTCCTAATCCACTAACATTCCCGCTTGTATCAAAGGTATAATTCCCATCTGAGAACGTGCCGTCAATCGTAACATTCCTAAATGTTCCTATATCTTTACTTGCATCAACGACAACCGCCTTACTTGCGGCTACCGTTCCTGCTGTGACTCCATCAATAGTTTCTAATTCTGCCTCCACTATTGCGGCACTTCCGATTGTAAATCCTGTCCCCGTTACCACACCAGATGAAGTAATAGCCCCCGATCCAACAGTACCAAGACCGCTGACATTTCCGCTTGTGTCGAATGTATAATTACCATCGGATAGAGTCCCCGACAGGGTGATGTTTGTAATTCCTGATAACGCCCCATCGAAAGCCACCGCTCCGTTTATATCTATGGTTGTGGCTGAGATGTCAATTTCTGTATCGCCTACGAGACCTAAATGCCCATCAGCTTTCTGGTAGATATATGTTCCCGAATCACCAAACTGTAATTGAGTTGTCCCAATCCCTGAGTCGTCAGTTAATAATAGACCAGTATCTGCTACATGAGTCAGGGTAACATCCCCGTCATCACCAAAGGCAACAACCGCCCCATCCGCTAAGAACAGATCGCTGAACTGTAATGAGGAAGTTCCCAAGTAAGCCCCGTCCTGTGCATCAGGTGCGAAACCTGTGGTCGCTGTGACAACTGTTCCCTGTACCGTACTGGAAGAGGTAATCGCTCCAGAACCAACAGTCCCCGCTAATGTTACGTTAGCACCGCTGAAGGTTGCCGCTGTTGTGGTTCCTGATTTAATGATTAAGTCAGTTCCCGTTGCTGTCAAACTACCATAAGTAGAGCCGTCATCTTTTAGGAATACATCAGCACCACCCGCATCAAGTACAATATCAGTGGTTGCATCAAGCGTAATGGTAGAGCCTGAGTCAATCTCCGTAATTATTGGAGTCGTTAAAGTTTTATTTGTTAAAGTATCTGTGCTTGTTTTTGCAACGAGTGTATCCGAAGCACCCACAGGAAGGGTAACTGTTACATCAGCCGCAGGGTCGCCGGGTGATAGGGTTAATTCATAAGCATCAGAAGTTGATCCTTCAAATATAAGATTCCCCGTAATCGTTCCACCGAAAGCGATGGTGTCTGTTGCCGCATCCCCAAGCGTAATCGTCCCGCCGTTAAAAGTTGCGGTGCCTGTAAAAGTCGAGTCACCTGTTACTCCCAAGTCTCCTGCTACGGTTAAATTGTCAGCGACTGTTGTCTCGCTTGTACTATGCCCGATCGTTACGGCTATTCCAGAGGTCTCGGTTGCAACCTTTAATCCGCCGACAGCATTGGTGATATATGAATTAGACCCGTCATGATATAGGGTCATATCCGACCCCGTCCCAAACTCAAACTTATCCGAGTCAGGGATTATTAAATCACCGCTTGAATCAACAGTAACGGCTTTAGAAGCCTGTGAAGTCCCGAGGGTGGCAATATCAAGATAATTCAGCTCCGCCGCTGAACTCGTTACAATCGTCCCACCAAGTTTTAAACCATTAGTCCCGTCATGGGAGGCTATGTCAAAATCATAAGCCCCATCAGAGATGGATGCGGATGCTGTCCCTATTTTTAGAACAGATGCAGTACCATCGCCATCATAAATTATATCCTCGGTAGATGTCAGCCCTCCATCAGCGTGGAGAAGTTGAACGTACCCATCAGCTATTCTTGTGTTTGTTAAATCAGTCGCCATCAGTCAAATGCCCCTGCTTTATATTCTTCTTCATAAAAATCTTTGCCAAACCTTACCTGCACCTGCGAGATCAATTTTTTAATTCGAGAGCTTTTGCACTTTGGGCAGATATGACGCTTTCTTGAGTTGAGTTCTTGAAGAACGTCAAAAGCTTTTTTGCAACCCTCGCATTGAAACTCGTATATCGGCACTATTTTTTGGCTTTTTTGGCTTTCTTTACAGCCCCACCAGATTCATCACATTCCTTGTGACCCGCTTTTTTGTATTCCTTCATCTGATCTTCAGAAGGATTTTCTTTACCAAAGACCGAACCGTCTTTACGCTTAAACCATTTCATGTTATTCTCCTATGTAAGCAATACAAGAACCAGATGTCAATTCAAAGGCTGTCCATCTTCCGTAGATAGTTAAACCTTTTGGAAAGGTTATTCCATCTACCTGTAAACTATTTTCTGCAATCAGTGAAGATGTAGCATTACTGCTTGGGTACATATAATTGGTTTCAGGCACTAATCCTGTTGCCCCTGTTTCAAATACTGAATCTTCTAAAAATGCAATAGCCACATATACAGTACCTGCATATTGAACTTCTGCATTATGTGTTGTAAAAACAGCAGAACCTGCTTGACCTAATTGGATATTAATTGCTTCTTGAGCTGAATACCTGCTCTTTGTCTGTGCCATTTCTTTCTCCTGTTATGAGTATTGGGGGCAGTTAAAACCGCCCCCTTAACTCAGTTAATCTTCAGCTATCCTTACGGATTGTTGAAGTTTGCTACTGCACAACTTGTGCTTCCTGCCGCATGACTCAGACAAGCACCGAAGATTACGTCTGCTACGATTGATGTACTAAGGTAATCAATATCGTAAGAGGACTGAACTCTCGGGCTTAGTTGCATCGCCATGTAAACCGCTTCCTTTTTAAAGAGGGAAGCCGTCTCGTCGCCAGTACCGCCATCGTCATCCCAATCAGTTGAGACGAAAGTGGGGACACCGTAGACCATACCAACAGAACCGGATACATTCGGGTTCTGAACATCACCCCTTCTGGAAGCATCGTAAAAGTCCTGCAATGAGAGAGCACTCATATACGAAGCGGGAGAGCAATACAAGAAAGCATCTCCGTCCGTGTAAGAATGACCCGCATCAAGGAAACTTTGAAGTCCGCTTCTAATAAGGGCGGTGGTGAAGGTATTATCCGAACTCAGTGTTACATCATTCCCGGTAGCCGCTTGGATTACTGACACCGCAATATAGTTCTCTACGAACTTTGCGATGGAATAACCCATGCTTTTCGCATACATACCAAAAAGGTCAGCATTTTCCTGAACCTTTACAATATCGCCTATGCGTTTTGCTTCGTAAGCGTGCTGGTCAACAGAGAGGTCAACTTTGCCATCCGTGTTCGCACCGTAGGTAACAGCCGAGCCAGAGGACAATGAAGCCGCTGTCTCTTCGGTTACTTTTGGAACGTGGATAGTATCACCACCTGCTGAAACCATACTGGACAGATCGGTTACCTGATTTCTTAATTGGAACGCACGTTCCGCATAATCAAGTATGCCATCTGCCCACATCTCGGGAATAAAGTTAGCCGCAGTTGTTAATGTTACTTCTGCCATTGTTTATTCCTATTTCATATAACCCGCTATAATGCCAGACCAGTTCTCACGTCTTTCCTCTTTCGTCATCTCAGACATCTTCTTTGATGGGACAGATGAAAAACCTGCAAGAGAGCTATCTGTCTTGGCGGGTTTCTGGTTAATAATTTTACCGTGTACCTTCCTTAATACGGGGGTTGGAAGGTCTTCATAATCTTCCCGTTCTTCCTCGGGAAAATCAGCTAGAAGTTCATCACGCATAGCCGCCTCAAGTGCTGTCGCCCGTTCAACGATGGGTTCCATTTCTGAGAGTTTTGTGGCACGCTCTTCAGCTAATGCCTTCCACTCTTCCCTTTCTTCCATCTCTTTCTGCCTGTCTGCGTCTATCCGTTTCTGAAGTTGATCTAACTTCTTTTCTGCTGATTGTGCTCTTTTACGGTATTTTTTACTTTCTGTAATTAGTTCCGTAACGTCTGAAGCGGCAACCTGAGTTTCGACCTGTGTCTCTTCAACAGGTTCCCTAGCTTCTGTTTCTTGGCTCGTCTGAACCTCTTGTTCTTCGGTCATACTGACCTCCTTTGTTGTTAAATCTTCTTGGCTCATTCTACAGGGTTCTAGCCCGTGTGTTTACGCTTATATTAATTTTTCTTTCAATCTCTTGCATCACGATTCCGCCGATCTGTGCCACTACCATATCTGATATTCCGAACCATTCCCTGACTTTACCACCCCTTGCTTCCCCTGACTGATGCCAAGCTCCTATTTGATCCCGGCTTGATCTCACTCTGACTTCTACTTTATTGCGTTTTGGCGACTTTAGAATCAACTTCTTCATCTGTCCCGTATCGAATAGTGCGGTTGAGGGTTGAGCAGACCCCTTTTCAGCTTTCCTGTCAATCGTTATTTGTTCAAGTGCCGCAAATGGGTCTCCGTTCACATCCATCCCATCTGTAAGCCTTTTGTTGTGATCTTCAACAATAAGTTCACCGATTTCTTTCAATCCCCCTTTAAAATCATCAAAAAGTTTAAAATCATATTCTATGTCGTCTATTTTGAGCTTTATTTCGATTCTTCTGCTCCTTGAGGTATTCCTTCAGGCATTTCTTTAGGTGCTACTTGAGGAATTGCTTGAGGAACTACTTGAGGGGTTGCTTTAGGAGCCTTTTTTGAAGACAGATTCTCAGAGACACGACTTACCATTTTTGCTATCTCCGCCTCTGAGGCATCAGGGTTATGTTCCCTGTAATAATCTTCATGGTTTGCGAGACCCATCTCAAACATGAATTTCCAATGCTCTCTTTTATCCTGTTCGGACATTGGGAACCTTGGCTCGGAGAAGTCTACGGAATTTTCCTCTCCGACGTTGATATTGTGAAATTTCAATATACTTTTATCTACAATAAACCGTTCCTTCTCAAAATTTCGCCATATTGAGTTCGTATCTGTTTTTAAACTCTCGGTAAGGTCAACTTCAAGCATTTTCAGTGATTCGCCCGACAAAACAGTATCTTTTCCCTTAGACCACTTGGTTTTGAGGTTATTGTTGTATGCTACGGAGTCCACAAAGAATCTTATGGACTCGACATACTCAGCCAAGCTTGAGCTTGGGGATTGGAATGAGAAGGTTGCTCCTTCTGGAAGCGTAATAATATTATCCACACCTAGCTGAAATGCGGAGTCATCGTCTATTCCCGTAGCTACGGGCTGACCTAGGGCTTGAAGCCTCATTCCAAGAGACATTTCCGTTAGCATCACATTAACTGTCTCATTCATGCTAATAACATCCGAAGCACCTTCTCTAAACCAATCCGTTGTCAGGGGTCGCCTGTGGGCATAAGTGACAGGAATAACCCCATAGGGGTTTATTCTTTGATCGTTTCCTTCTATTGTATAGGTCTCTCCCTTGGCGTTCATCAAATAATGTTCTTCCTCACTCCAGAACGCAAATAAGTCCTCAGAACCCAACTGAGAGGACTCGTAAGAGTACAACGGGTATAAAATTGCTACTGGTTCCTGTTCAAAAGACCGAAATAGAGGGTAAAATTCGGTTAAAAGGTCATATTCTACCTTCCCCTCCTCTTCATTGAACTTGCTTCTCAGTCCCATTGAGCCGAGAAGGTATGTCAATCTTTCAAGGTTCAGCATTGCGGTATCCAAGCTTATTGTGCTTTCCTGATACTTCACATTGTCCCTCTTCGGGGGGTTTTTATAAACGATACATCTGGAATTTATTATTTTTGAGGTTATATTCTGGGCTACGAGGGGAACTTGGCTTAATGCACCGTCAGTAAAGTAACTCTTTAGATCACTCTCCATTTCTCCTATCATGCCCTCGTAATAAGAAACAAACTTCATTCTTTCATCCGCCCGTTTCTTTTTCGACGTATCTAAATATTTTTCTAAGGCTTTTTTTACACTTATCTCGGAAAGATCATTAATTAACATATTACCACCTAATTACAGAAGCTTTTCTTGCGACAATCGGAAATAACAAGTGAACAGCGTAACCTAAAGCGTCTGACATGTGGGTAAGCGATGAATCCGATTTATCTATATCTCCAGATTTCCAAACAACTCTTTCAAGGTCAGATACGAGTTTTGGACAGTTCTCGATTGAAAAACGGCTTTTGCCGTCTCTAACTAATAAGATATTATTGACAGCGTTCACTCTATCTCTTACAGCGGGATTCTTCCTCCTCGCCTTTATTTTAAAATGGCTATCCCTTAAAATCTGATGATCTGACCTAGAACTTGATGTTTTTCTTGATGCACCTGTCGCATCTGGGTACACATAGGCTTTTGGGAACTCTTTTCTTATAATTTCAGACATATCATAGGTATTTGCGTTGCTTAGAGACCATTCCTTAAAGATATGTATAGTATCTGATATTTTTACAAATGCACAAGCTGTCATTGGATTTACATTGAAGTCCATGCCAATATGAATGTCCCCATGCTTTATTTCGCTCTTCAAACCCGGTCTTTCGACCACATGAATATCCCTATCGAAGTTCTTATAGACTCTTCCCTGTTGAAGGTTGACAAATTTGCCATGAACATATGCATCTACCATCTCCTGAGAGTAGGTTTCAAGCAAACTCTCTTTATATTGATCTGGAAGGTGCGGATTATCGAGCGTATCGCCAAAAACAACCCCAACATCATACTGATCTTCATTGTTTAGGGCTATATCATATCCCCAATTCAATGATTCGGGTGTTCCTGTGAGAAAAATCTCTCTTTTTGCGGCTTCTGGATGCCTTACCCTTGAGATACCTATGTCAAACACGTCTTTACTCTGAATAAATGGCTCATCTATGCCTATTGCCGCTAATTCCTGACCTAAAAGACCCTGTGGGTCATCTCCCGAGCCTATCCATATCTTTCCGTTCCAATTTAAGATTCTAATTTCGTTTTCTGTCTTATTGTGAGTATATGTTACCCCGGATCGGTTCATTATCCCTTTTAAAGTCGGAATTATCGTTCTTTTCGCCATCTTGTATGACGGCGAAACATACATTACTGGAATACCTTGATTTAGATAGGAGAGGTACATTAATCGCAATGCCCCGATGTAGGTCTTTCCTGATCCGTAGCCCCCAACTAGGATTTTTATATAATTTTGCAAATCCCAAAATCTTTTTTGGTGGTCAATAAACCCTTTAGAATCAATAAAAAATTTCACAAACCAAAGGTGGGGGCTAGGGGT